TATACTCATGGTTTGTGTTTAAAGACACACTCAATAAGTTGCAGGTTGCGGGAAGTGTGTACTGGATCGTCAGAGACGTTCCAACAAGGGGAGTACCGTTTGTGTGTAGGGGAACTATGCGTGAAACAGACGATCCTTGGAGAAGAGGATCTGGTATTCAGGTACGTCTACCTGGACGTGTTGTACAAGTAGGGGTATGTGACAATGGGTCAGTATTGGACGAGATCGATGGTCTTGTCACCGTCCTAGACGCACGTATGCTGGACGATCCAGCAACAACAATCAGGGACTGGAGATGACCATGCCCTTCTTTCGCAAGAAGCCAACTAAGAAAGTAAGAGTTTCTCGTATCCAAAAGATGTCAACCCCCGATCTGATCAGTTGGGCTGACGTAGTCATCATGCACCTCGGTAGATCATTTGATCAATGGAGGTACAAAGAGGGTGACATTGAAGAGGTGCGCTCTCACGTGACTGCACTTACAGATATCTTGGCGGAAATTGAGGACCGAGCAAATGGTTGACGTTCTCGCAGAGTTACCTGACGAGCAGTACGAGGAACTAGACGAAACGTCTGCCGAGTTCCTTGACTCCCTGGTCAAGCGCCTCCTCATATTCACAGAGGAGTTCTGTGACGTAGAACTGTTTCCGTACCAGATACCAATCGCTTACCGCTACATTGAGTCACTCATTATTGGTGACGGTGAAGAGTTCACTCTTATCGCCTGCCGTCAGTCAGGTAAGTCGGAAGTGTTGTCGAACGTCATTGCGGCGATGATGGTCATTCTCCCTAAGTTGGCACCTATCTATCCAACTTGGTTGTCCAAGTTCTCCAAAGGTCTATTCGTCGGCGTGTTTGCTCCTGTAGAGGATCAAGCAGAGACCATCTTCGGTCGTGTTGTTTCTAAGTTGACCAGCGAGCATGCACTGGACTTCCTGCTTGACCCAGAACTGGACGACAAGGCGGCTTCCGGTGGTGCCCGTGGTAAGGGCAAGATCATCACGCTCAAGAAGAGCGGGTCTCATTGCCGCATGACCACGTGTAACCCAAAGGCCAAGATTGAGTCGAAGACGTACCACCTGGCCCTAGTAGACGAAGCACAGGGTGCAGACAGCACCATGATCACTAAGAGCATCAAGCCGATGTTGGCGTTCAACAACGGAACTCTCGTGCTGTCCGGTACAGCCACGCGAGAGAAGTGCTACTTCTATAACATGATCCAGTACAACAAGCGGCGTGACATCAACGGTAAGCGTGGGCATCGTCAAAGTCACTTTGAATACGACTACAAGGTCGCAAGCAAGTACAACCCAAACTACGCCAAGTTCATCGCGAAAGAGAAACTGCGGCTAGGCGAGGACTCCGATGAGTTCCGCATGTCCTACAAGAACGAGTGGATTCTTGAGAAAGGCATGTTCGTTACAGAAGACCGCCTTAATTCGCTCTACGACGAATCGATGTCGTTCGTTCGTCAGTGGTGGAAGACGCCTATCGTTGCAGGCATCGACGTAGCGAGAAGTAACGACTCAACCGTTGTCTGCGCCGTGTGGGTCGACTGGGACCACCCAGATGGTCTTGGGTTCTACGAGCACCGTGTGCTGAACTGGTTGGAAATCAATAACGTTGAATGGGAGCAACAGTACTTCCAGATAGTTGACTTCTTACGCAATTACGACGTACTGCGGGTAGGGGTCGACTCTCAGGGCGTGGGCGGTGCTGTAGCGGAACGATTGGCCCTACTGCTCCCGCACATTGAGGTAACCCCCATCTCGTCTGACTCAAAGGCACAGAACGACCGATGGGTGCACCTCACTGAACTGATTCAGCGAGAACAGATTCTGTTTCCTGGTCATAGTAAGGCAAAGCGCACCAAGGCTTGGAAGAAGTTCCACCAGCAGATGTCAGACCTAGAGAAGGTCTACCGTGGAAAGTACATGCTGGCTGCTGCTCCCAACGAGCGCAACGCCTATGACGACTTCCCAGACGCTCTTGCCATCGCCTGCTCTATGACCCAGTACGACACTATGCCAACGGTTCAAGTGTTTGAATCACCCTTTTACAGATAGGGTATGGCAGTACCAAATTGGTACTGTTATTATTCATACCAAGACACCATCTCTCTCCGAAGGAGAATCCCGTCGTGATGAACCCCACCGTAGCACCAGCCCCCATGTTCCCTGAGCGGGATCGCATGGCCAATCGGTATGAGCGCGCACTTGCTCCCTCAATTCCTGGTAACCGTGGCCCACTTCGCTTTGAAGAAGGCGTAGCAACCGACACCGACGTTCCTAACGACTTCGGTCGTGGTGCGTACTTCGACACTGCCCCCGCAATGGGCCGCATGAACACCCCTAACCCAGAGGCAGTCTTCAAGCGTGCCGAGGAGACGATGCGTGAGCGTGCCCACGTTGGGTCGGCTGCTTGGGTTGAAGCCCCTGAGGTTCTCGGTGAGTTCGTGCAGGGGTCGATGGCCGGTGACTACATGCCTACCTTTGAGTACTCATACAACTCAGGTGGGATTATGAAGCGCCCCAACCCAACTGTCGTATACGACTGATTCGTACACCATCTCGTGGATGAGTCGTCGTCCCCACCGGTACTAACGATGGCAAAGGACACAGCACAGGTGTCCTTTGCTGACGTTGCGTCGTCGTTTCGACGCATGCGAACTGATGAGTTCAATAGCGGTCACGGGCGTCAAGACATGATCGACATCTCTGTCCCCAGTGCGTACGTATCCACTCCACGTGAAATGGTGTCTCAGCCCAAGGCAATGGAAGGCATGGGGGAGTTTGTAGTTGATCCCATGCAGAACCTCATTCCAGAGGGATTGCCGCTAGAGGGTCGTTCACGTAGTGACTACGCTGCAAGTACTAGCGTCACCAGTGACCCCCTATCAACATCTCGTCTCCGCTCTCGTGGAGTAGCCGTATACAACAAAGAGGCACGTAGTGGCAAAGCGTAACGACCAAGCGCCTGAGCGGGTTACCAGAGCACCTGACGACCGTCCTCTTCAATGGTCCGACATGGACGAAGTCGGGCAAAAAGTCGTCTCTTCAAACATGGCGAACTGGGGCAAGGCAAAGACCACTGCCAAGAAGGCAAAAGCAACCATGCTTTCCCGTCGCGCCTCAGCATTAGCAGCATCAACAGATGAATCACTTCCTGAGAAGAAGCAGGAATCTGCTAAAAAAACAGCCAAAGGTATGGACCGGTCACTTGCTGCTTTAGGCGAGGTCAGCCCACATCTAAAGGACGTTCCCGTAACGCTAGATACTGCTGCCAATCGACGCGTACAACTAATTCGTGGGTCTGCTCGTCGGGCTTCGCAGCAAAGTGGTCTTGGTCTTGGTGGGGGATCGGCACTACGGGCTGCTGGTGTTGGTTGGTACTTCGACCACAGGCAGCAGTTGAATGACATCGCAAGTCAACACGGTATTGACGAAGATTCAATCGTTACTGCCTCCGCTGTAATGTCTCCCTCCAATAGTCCTGACAGGGAGAAGTCGGCAGTTGGCGCTTTAGCGCATATGCACAGCACAAACCCAACTCTTACATTGAGCGCTCACGCTCAGAAGAAACTAGGTGTGAAGCGCTCGTCACTCACGTTCAGTGAGTTGACATCTCAGCAGGCGTCGTTGATCGGTAGTCCATCCTTGCGTGAGCACATTGGTGGAGTAGATAAGAACGTTCTGACCCAGTGGGCCAATGGCGGCACTAACGAGAACATGGCTAAGGCTGTTGATGTTGTTCGTGGGAACATCCACCACAAAGACGCCATTAACCCACACAGCGCACCGAAGGTGTGGAGTTACCGGGACAGCATCAGCAAGGCCATTCCAGGCAGCAACGAGCACATGGAGTACATGTCTCGTGCTCAAACTGCGCTGTTTGAACTTCCTGGGCAGACTCGTCTAGATCTCTTCGGACTTCAGTCCTCTACTGAAGGAATCCTTAGTCCTACCAAGTCCACTGCTGAGGACACGTGGGAAGGCGCTGTTACATCAGGTCAACAGTTAGAGAGCGTTGGGCGTCGTACGCACAAGCAGTCCCCCGCTAAGTTCGTGGCATCTGATAAGGCGTTTACTGACCAACTCAAGAAGACCGCTGTCATCAACAAGAAGAAAGTCAGCGCAATCGCTGACCCACGTATTGGGGCTAACGCCACCACACACGCCTTCCATAATGAAGCAGTCATCAGAGCAGCGTCACAGTTGTCTGACACATCGGGAGAGATCATCCCCTCGGTGCTCGCTCAAGAAGTTCCCTGGACTGAGTCCCGCAGAATCGCTAGTAAGGATATTCCTTACGAAGGGTTCATCTCAGGGATTGACGCGCAGGCAAAGCAGTCCCGCTCCGATCACTTTAATACTGGTAAGGGCGGTTCACCCAAACAACTATCACTATTCTGATAGTCGTCGTAAGGACTAAACTATGAAGCGCAAACTTACAAAAGACTTCCCGGTACTCACACCGGACGAAATCGAAGCCACTGCCGCTGTTGCAGACAAGGGGTTCACTGTTCGCACCACTGGCCCTCAGGCTGGGAAGTTTGCGCGTAATCAACTCTCTGTCGGATTCGCCCCAGAGGGTGGTCGGGCAGAGGAAGTAAAGGTGCAGCCAGGGTCAGGTGCGTTTGGGCGAATTGCGGCCTTTGCTAGCGCAAAGATGGGCATCCTCCGTACGCCAGGGGCAACGATGGGCATCGGCGGCTGGATCGACCCAGAAGCCAGTGAGGGGAATGACGGCACCGTCATGGATACCTCGGTGCTCTTGCCAAAGAGCAAGTCGGGGATGCAGGCTGCAATGCAACTCGGATCGTTATCTAATCAGGAGAGCATTGGCCACCTTGGGTATTCGGCCAAGAAGCCATACCGAGGGGATATTCCAGTACCGCCTGACGTGCGCCCAGGGGTGCTTGAAGACCAGGCAGCACGACACGGTAGGCCACGTCGTCGCCCTGTTCCTGCGTCTCGTCAGGACAGGCGCATTCCTACGTGGAATGACGATCAAGCAGACCCAATGAAGCCAGACGTGCGTACCCGTCCACGCACCGGAGTAACCGGTAGACAGGGTGTTACGTATGAGATCACCCCATCACGGATGGAGGCCGCTGATCTCGCTGCGTCTCATGCAGCGGAGAACATGGGTCTCCGCAGTACCGACGTGTACGACACTAAGCCCCTATCGGCTGAAGAGTACGTTGCCAAGGGCAAGAAAACTCGTCGCTGATACGCTATAGTTCCTAACGCGTACGGTTACACAAAGGAGCACAAATATGGCACCGCCGAAGTCGAAGAATCCGAAGGAAACAGCCAAGTACTATCGGGACAACCCAGAGGCTCGTAAGAAGAAAGACGAGTACAACAAGGACTTCAACAAGAGGGAAGATCAGAAAGAAAAGCGCACTGAACTTCGACGTGAGCGCCGTAAGCGTGGCATGGACGGAGAGGGTGGCGACGATCTATCTCACACCAAAACAGGCGGTCTTGTTAAGGAAGACCCATCTATCAACCGTGCCCGTAATCGTGGTAAAAAGTAATGAATGGAGGTGAGCAGGTAAATGCCTATTGATTTCTGGAGTCCATCTGCTCGTGCTGCCTCCTCCGACTTGGCTGTATCAGTCAGTCCACTCGGCCTCGTTGAACTTGCAGACGAAGAGTTTGAAGTTCACGGGCCTCGCCTTAATCGCTATGCAGCAGAGTGGGCATGGTATCTAGGCCACCACTGGTCGTATCGCCGTGAGATGGGCGAGCAGAACATCACGCTGAACTACGTTCGCACGCTCGCTGACTACGTGATCAACTTCGCCTTTGGCAAGGGGATTGAGTTCCATTGCCCAGAGCAGAACAACGCCATCATTCCTCATCTGCTCCAGCAGGTATGGGAAGTGCACAACTACAAGCACTCAATCCTTTGGGAGATGGGGCAACTAGGCGTCGTTACTGGTGACTGCTTCGTAAAGGTGGCGTTTGAGGAGCCGTGGCAAGATCCCCTTGGGATTGTCCACGAGGGGAAGATTCGGATCATTCCGCTCAACCCATCATCTTGCTTCCCTGAGTATCACCCTCACGACCGTGATCGCATCATTCGCTTCAAGTTGAAGTACAGATTCTGGGGCACATCTCCAGAAGGAACCCGTCAGGTATTCACATTCACCGAGATCATCACTGATGAGATGGTGGAGCAGTACATCAATGACGAACTCGTTGATCAGTACGAGAACAACATCGGTGCCATTCCTGTGGTGCACATTCCCAACGGGACTATCTCGTCGTCTCCCTGGGGTTCATCTGCGATCTTTGACATCATCTCGCTGAACCGTGAGTTGAACGAGAAGATGACTGACATCTCGGACATCATCAACTACCACGCTGCTCCGATCACGATCATTACTGGCGCTAAGAGCGACTCCCTTCAGCGTGGCCCGAAGAAGGTGTGGGGTGGTCTGCCGAAAGATGCCAACGTCTTCAACCTAGAGTCCCGTGGTGAAATGTCTGGCGCTCTAGAGTACGTGCAGTTCTTAAAGCGTGCCATGCACGAACATGTTGGCGTACCAGAAACCGCTCTTGGCCAGATGCAGCCGATCAGCAACACATCTGGTGTTGCCCTGGCGATCCAGTATCAGCCGATCATGAATCGGTACAGCATGATCAAGGTGAACTTCTCAAAGGGTCTAGAGAAGGTAAACGAACTGATCATCCGTACCGCTGCGGTATTCCGCCCTGACTTGCTTCAGTACGATCCAAGCAAGGCTTCTATGCCTGAGCCTGATCAGGCAACCATGCTTGATCCGACTGACCCAACGACGTATCGAACTACCTGTCATTGGCCAGAGCCTCTTCCTGTCGACGTGCTCATCAAGTTGAACGAGGTGCAGGCCAAGATGGGTCTTGGTCTTGAGTCGAAACTAGGAGCGCTTCGCATCTTGGGGGAGAAGTTCCCCAATGAAAAGATGGACGAGATCTTTGAAGAGTTGCAGAAGGATGCTCTAGATCAAGGTGCTCTTGATATGCTAAGGGCACAAATATCGCAGGCTGTAATGCTGGTAACGGGTATGATCCCAGGGCCAGATGGCGCAGCGCAAGTCGCATCAGCAGGTGGCCCCGATGTCACCGCCGCTGGTCAGGGAGGTAGCCCACTTCCTGGCACCCAAGTTGGGGACGCAGAGGGCCAAATGATTAACAAACTTGTGCAGAGGGCGTACGGTGCAAGGTTTGCACAACGGCGCGTTCCAGACGAAGAATAAGTCTCCCCATTCCTGTCATTATCAGACAAACCAACACTGAGGTACAACCGTGACTACAGACAACCCCGCAGTAGAGCAGTTCATCAGCGAAAGCATGGCCGCTCTTAACCCAGATGGTACGAGCGTTAGCGTATACACGCCAGCGACCACTCAAACCGCTACCACTCCAACTATGTTCACTACTGAGGACGTTGAGCGCGTCCGTAAGCAGGAAAAGGACAAGTTGTACAAGAAGATGGAAGACAGCGAATCACGCCTCAAGGCACTTGCAGACCAAGTGAGCACTCTTGAAAAGGAGCGCGAAGAGGCCCGCAAGCAGGCTGAGGAGTTGTCCGTGAAGGAACGCCAACTCCAGAAGGAACGTGAGGAAGCGGAACTTTCCGCCAAGGAACTCATCCTGATGAAGGAACAAGAGTTCAACAGCCGCATCTCGCAGGTAGAAGACGAGTGGCGTGGGCGACTCTCACAGATTGAGCAAGAGCGTGAAGCACAGGCCGCTCTTCTTGAGAAAGAGCGTGAGTTCCAGGCACTCAACACATACATGCAACGTCGTCTTGCAGAAGAAGCGGACGCAATTATCCCAGAACTCCGTGATCTAGTTACAGGAAATTCTGTAGAAGAAGTCGAAGCGAGTATTGACATTCTTCGCGAACGGAGTAATGCTATCGTTGCATCAATTCAGCAGGCGACCCAGTCACAGGCTGGTCGTCCGCGGGGGGCGCAGGTAACTGCTCCTCCGATTGGGCCAATGGATAACCAAATGGAGCAGCAAACGTACACTCTGGATGACATCCAGAACATGCCGATGAATAAGTATGCAGAAATGAGGGATCGGCTCTTGAGCGCAGCACGTCCACAACGGCGTGGCTTCTAACAATTCCACACAAGTCCCTCGGAGGATAAACACAAATGGCCCTTCCAGCCCCTTCCGGTGGTGCTCTTACTAGCACCGCTAGCATTTCAGCCACTGGCTACAACTCAAGTAGCGCACTGACTCCTGCTATTCAGACGATCTGGTCAAAGGAAATCCTTTTCCAGGCCATGCCCGTTCTGCGCTTTGAGCAGTTCGCAGTGAAGAAGACTGAACTGGGTGTCATGCCCGGTCTCACGATCAACTTCATGCGCTACAACAACCTTGCTACCAACGCTTCGGCAGGTGCAACCCTGAACGAAGGCGTTCGTATGGAGCCAGTGGCTCTGTCCGCTAGCCAGATCCAGATCACCGTCAAGGAACAGGGTCAGGCCGTCGCCGTTACCGAACTGCTGCTCAACGCATCGTTCGATGACGTGATGGCATCAAGCAGCCGTCTGCTCGGTCGCCACATGGCTCAGAGCATGGACATCCAGGCTCGTAACACCCTGTACCAGAACGCTGTTCCCTTCGGTGGCGGCTCAGCCGTTCCCCCGAACATCGTGTTCGGCCGTAACGCCCCTGCTAGCCGTGGTGCTCTCAGCCCCTACGACTACACCACTGCTCCTACGGCAGCATCAGCCGCTGGCTACTTCTCGCCAGCAACTGTCAAGGACGCTGTCGACGTACTGGCCAGCCAGAACATCCCCCGTCTGGGCGACACCTACGTCTGCTTCGTTCACCCCAAGCAGGCACGTGCCCTCCGTGACTGGCCCGAGTTCATCGAAGTCACGAAGTACGCCGCTCCCGGCAACTTCATGCTCGGTGAGATCGGTCGCCTGTACGACGTGGTGTTCATTGAGACCACCCAGGTTCTCCAGGGTGCTCTCGCATCGTCAGGCATCAACAACAGCCTGACGACGCTGACCAACGCCAACACCTACAACGCTGTGATGATCGGTGACAACACCTTCGGTCACGCTATTGCCCTCCCAGTGGAACTGCGTGACGGCGGTGTCATCGACTTCGGTCGTGAGCACGGCCTCGCCTGGTACGCCATCTGGGGCTTCGGTATGATCACCCACGAGAGCCGTGTTCTCATCAACACGCTCGGCGGTTCGATCTACGGCGGCTGATAGCACAGCGTCAGTGCCTATTGAAGGGGCGTGGGTATTTCGCCCACGCCCCTTCTCAATGTCAGCACATATTGTGCTACGATGCGATAAAAGCCGATAAGGAGATTCCGTGGCCTCACAACACCCTCGTTTTGCTGGTCAATTAGGTCCAGACGCCAACCAGCCAGCCGGTGCAGCCCTTGCCGTTACCCCATCGGACTCAACTGATCTTGCATTCACCGCAAATGCCCTGTACGTCGGGAGTACTGGTACCGTTAGGGTTAGATTGCGAGACGATGCAGCGGGGGCGTCGGTAACCTTCACAGCAGTACCCGCTGGGGCTATCCTCCCGATCCATGCTGAGAGGGTATTTGCAACTGGTACCAGCGCATCTAACATCGTTGCGTTGTTCTAGTGCTTCTAGGCCAAAGCGTCTAGATCATCAGCCATGAGTTGACCGTGGTCGATTCACAACTACTATCCATCTCACAAGTGGACTACCTTGTAGTAGTCACAGGGCCAATTAAACAGGAGACATAAAATGGCACGTAACAACATCCCCGTTGCTGACGAGTTCGACGATCAGGACGAAGCAGTCCAGGTGGAGTCAGCAGTTGTAGTCGGTACCCCGACCAAGTCTGGTCGCGTAAAGGGTACGTGGACGATGTACTGGGGTCTTGAGTCATACGACTTTGAGGACGGCAAGCGTTACCAGTTGCCCGTGGAACTCTATGAGTACCTACGAGCAGCAGGAAACATCTACGACACTCTGTAAGGAACACCGTGGCACACATCATCCCGAACGCAACCGACACGGGGTCTGCTCTTCGCTTTGCCAACATCAACCAGGCAGAGCCTGATGCTCTAGACATTGAAGCGCTCGGCAATCGGTCGAACTTCATCCGTTCGGGTGGTGTTACCACGCAGTCAGGCGGAACCATCAACGTAACGGGGGGCGTAGCCGTTATCGCTGGTGTACCGTACTCCTTCAGTACGTACAGCGTTGTTAACGCTGCTCCAGACACCGTTCCTTCAAACGTACAGTTCTCCCTGCTGGTAGCAAGACTTAGCGGTTCTACCGTGTCCATCGTCAAACTAGACGGTGTGTCGTCCTCCACTAATCCGGTGTTCCCTAAGAGTACGAGTACTGCTCTTTCATCGGACACGACTGCCCAGAAGAACAACTACTACAACCCTGACACAGACGCTCTTATCTGTGCGATCTTCCGTGCCGCCGCAGGTTCTACCGTTGACGGGCACTTGATTGACAAGCGCACCATGTACACGGGCAACATCACCTGGACTCAGGCTGCTGTACCATCAGCAGGACAAGGGATTAACGGCGACGTTGTAGTCCTAGCATCTCCTACCTCTACCACTAACGCTGTGTACGTTAGGGCAGCGGGTAACTGGTTGCAGGTAGCCAGTCAGTCTGTAGTTGACGACATTGTTCCGGTGGGCATGGTTGTTACGTGGCCAGCAAACACTACGCCACCAGCCAGGTTCAAAGAGTGCAATGGCACTGCGCTACCAAATGACCCACTGTACGATGGTCTTGCTACTGCCTGGGGTGTGTCACAGCCCATCACGCTACCAGACTACTCAAACCAATTCCTTCGTGGCGGTGCTGCAACAGGAGGAAGTGGACTCGTTACTGCGTCTGGTGGTGCTGACAGTGTCACCATTCCGCTGCTAGCGCACGTTCATGACCTGAGCAACCACGTGCATACCCTGCCAGCCCACGGTCATGGGACGGTGTCGACAGGTGCAGGCGGTGGGCACGGCCATAGTGGTGCTCTGAACAGTACAGCAATCACTACTAATATCTATGGGCATGGTCACGCTGTCCATCCCGTTGGGTTTAACACTTTTGAGTATAACTCTTATGGGTTTGTGTCCGTTAGAAGGCCGACTCCCCAGTACCCACAACCTGGAGGATTGACGTGGCAGGTAACTGGTACGTTCCCCTTCACGTCCACTACAGTTCCCAGTGACTATGCACTGCAACTAATGCAGTTGGGAGGAGGTGGGTCTCCGCTTGACTACGCAGAGCAAGATAGTTTAGTTGCCCTAAACGATAACCACTCTCACACCGGATCAGTGACTAATGGTGCAGTTACTGTGAACGCTGTCGGTGATCACACCCACACAGTCACTGTCAATAACGCATCGTTGACAACAAATGCCCCTAGCACCAACAGCACGTCGTCTACCGGGTCTGTCTCTCCGACGATTGATAACCGTCCTGCGTTCAAGACTATTAGGTACTTCGTAAGGGCGTACTGATGTCTGCTCTTGAAGAAATTGCATCCATTGCACGCAACTACTTGCGTGACTTCCCCAAGTTCTTTCAAACATCGTTTACCGTGGGAGGTAGGACGTTTGAACTTGGCCATCCCAACATTGATGCACCATCTATGTGGATTGCGTATGTACCGTCAGGTGGTACTGGTGCCTGCTCTATGAGCACATCTGCTTACTCACTTGACGAGCGGAACGGTCTCCTACGCATTAGTTCTCCCCCACCACAGGGGAGTACCTTGCTTGTAGAGGGCTACTACTACGACTGGATTCTTCCATCAGACCTGGACTTCTACGCGCAGATTGCGCTGAACATGCACACGCACAATCTGGACACTCCGCCCTCGTCCATGTCTACAGCAGTGATCGATGTAATTGGAATCTCTGCGCTCGTCGAAGCGCTTTGGGCACTGACGACTGAGTTCAGCAGAGACATCGATGTGATGACTTCCGAGTCGATCCACATTCCTGCCTCGCAGCGATTCAGAATGGTGCAGAGCATGCTCCAGTTCTGGATGGGCGAGTACGAGAAGAAGGCCAAGGCACTCAATATTGGCCTGGAGCGCATCGAAGTGTTCAACCTTCGTAGGGTTTCACGTACAACAAATCGTCTTGTTCCGGTATTCAAGGACCGTGAGGTTGGCGACTTTGATCCGATTGAGCGTGTCTGG